CTAAACGCATAGATAGATGGAAGGACTCCCTGGGTAAAAAACGTGCAGGGTATGCGGAAAGATTGATTCCGTACCAAGATGCAGAGAAAGCTTTGAAGAATACTTTAACTGGAAAAGGAGTAGACCTAAAAAAGACGGGGGCGTTATACGCTGCTGCAGTGGGCAAAGGTCTGACAGGGGAGAAGTTCCAAGCCGCGGTAAATAAGTCGTTAGGTATTGTGCTCGGAGCCGCTAAGGCATCTATGGTAGACGGTGTAGTGACCAGAGGAGCCCTAAAGGGGGATGACGGTAGACTGATCAAAGTTTTAGAGCAGCAACAACGTACCTTGCAAAAAGGTGTTTCAGAGAGCTCTAAGGGTATGAAAGGACTAATGGGCATTCAGTTTTTGGATTGGATGACTAATGCGATTGCTAGTACTGCGGACCTGGGGAAAAAACTAACCTTGTCGGGGTTATCTTTCTTAAACTACTCTAAGCAGATTGGTAAGACTACCCAGAACGTAGGGCTATTCAATAAGACCATAACCAACCAGGAGGGCGTACTAGAAAAACAGCAGGGGTCCTTAGGTTTAGTACTCGATACTATGAAAGCTGACTTTGATAAAGTTTGGGGCAAGGATGCCTTTGCGGGAATGATGGACACGTTAAGGACCTGGGCGAGTAACGTTTTACAGAAGTTCTCTGGATTGTCTACCGGGGTACGTAACGCAATGGGTACTATTTCCGGGACAATGTTCCAGATGTTAAACGGCTTGTTTAGGCAGAGTAGCTTATTTTCTACTAGGATTCCTGCCCCTATATTAAAGGCATTCACTACTATTAAGTCCGGGGCAGTTAAACTAGTAAAAACTTTAGGCCTTACGGCTAAAGGAATATCTGGCTTCGCTACGGCAGCAGTATCAGCGCTAGTAAATGGCTTGCAGTTGTTGTCATTCGCTATTGGGGCAATATCTATGTTCTCCTACGTAGGAAGAATGTTCCTAGATTGGGGCAAGTTTATGGGTAAGGCGTCTGACGCAGCCTCTTCTTTATCCAGCGAGCTGGGAGAGGTCAATACCCGACTGTCTGAATCCATAAATATTAATATGAAGGGTATAGCGGGTAGTATGACAGGAGCTATTCAAAGCGCAGACTTTATATCCGCAGTAACCGCAGATATCTCAGAAGCGTTAGCAAAAGCCCTAAGGGACATAGATATGAAAGCGGTTATGGAAGACGGCTGGGGCAACTTTGCAGACTTCTTCTATGATATGTTTGGGAAAGGCCTAGAGGACAGCTTAGGGAGCGCCCTAGGTAACGCTTTAAATGCACAAGCTAAACTAGGTAATAAGCTATCTAAGGAGATGCTTACGTCTATTATAGCTGACTTAAATGCTGCGGACGCTACTGGATTTGACCCAGAAGAGATCGGGGGCTACCTATCTAAGCTAAGAAAAGGTGCATCTCTTACTTCTCTAGAGCTAAGAGAGTTCAACGATGTACTAGAGTACGTAGGTGGCGAAGGGCTAGTAGAGAACTTAGAATTAATTAATAGAAAACTAGAGGAACAAGCCAAGTTAGCAGAAAGAGCTGCAGGAAACCTAAAAGGGTTGACCGCTGCATTCGATTCTATAGATAAGTCTATTAAAGGTATGCTAAAGTCCACAATCCCAGACACCCCTTTCACTAAGGTAGCGGAAGAGTACTCAGCTTTAGTTGTATTATTAGGTAAAGAAGACATTTCTATAAGCAACAAAATACTGAGCATATTTGAGAAGGGTAGATTTGAGCAAGCAGGAGTACCTGCAGACTTAAAGACTAGGTATACAAATTGGATAGATAGTCTGAAGTTAGCCAAGAAATCCTTATCTAAGCTTAAACTAGGCGAGGGTACAGATGCTGAGATAAAGCATACAGAGTCTCTTATTAGAACCGCAGAGTCCGAGATCGCTAAATTAGCGGGCACTATCCGTAATAAATTACTAAAAACACACGACATTACTGGGCTCGAAGGAATAGTTCCCAAGTTGTTCGGGGGGAACCTGACCAAGATAAATGACCAGGCCATAGCTCTAGCCACGACTATTAGAGGTATTAAATCCTTATCTAGTAAACTAAGTAAGGCAGATGATGGTATATTTGCAGCTGAGATAGCCTCATACGAGGCAGCCATTTTAGGTAAGGAACAGTTAGCGAGCCTGCTGACAAAGAGAGACTTAGATAATAAAACCCCTACTCTTAGTACTCCCGAGCGCGAGGACTTAGAGGCGCAAATTGCGGCAGTAGTAGCTAAGCAGTTTGAATTAATGCGAGTAAGTGACAAAGTCGCTGAGCAGATGCATAAGCAGTCTGGATCTGTATACTTGCTATCTGCTAGACTTAAAAACTTAAAGAACGATCTTCAGTTAAGTAACTCAGAGTGGTTTAAGTTTAAAGCCGCAAAGATAGATACAGCATTCAGCTCCCTTAGAAAGCAATTAGACCCTCTAGAGGGTGAGTACATGCTAATATCCGAAGCAGTTGACGTATTTAACCTAAAATTAGGCAAAGGGTCCGAAGAGGCAGATGCCGCAATCCAGAAGTACGTTAAGTTAAACAGTACTATAGGCAAGCTGCAGACTACTATGAAGGCCCAAGAGTTCACAGAGTCCCAAGCAGGGGATAAAGCATATGCGGACTTTGTATTAGCTAGTACCGGTGCAGAGAATAATTCTGTATTCTTCAAGTTAGAGCAGTTAAAAGAGTCTCTTAAAAGGGAGAGAGCTGCTAAAGTTGAGTCTCTTACAGCTTCCGGGCACACGGAAGAGTTTGCAGCCTTAGCCGCAGAGAATATGCTAAAGGCTCACAAAAAGATTACCAAAGAGGCGGAAAAGCGTTTCAAACTAGAACGTAAGACAGCTAAAGTTAATAGCATTAATACCCGCAGAAAGGCTATAGCGGAAGAGAGAGTAAATTTAGGAATGCAGGCAGAGCACTGGAAGGAGTCCTCCACATTACTAGAGCTTAGACAGGCCACTGCAAAAATCGAAAGAGACTACGCCGAAGAAGGATTAGACTTTAAAAAGCAAGAGTTACTACAAGACGAGATTATGCTTGCATACTCTAAGCTAGAGTTTGAGCTGTTTGAAGCAAAGAGAGATGAGGCGATAGCTGCCTTCGAGAGCATGGCAGAAGCGTACACAGGTGTAGCGTCCACTATTTCAACAGGTATTGGGGATGCAGTATCCAATTATCTCATGGACAATGACGAGGACCAAGACTGGAGACAGATTATATCCCAGTCCCTTGCGGATTCTGCAGGCGGACTAGTTTCTAATATTGTAGACGAGCAACTAACAGGTAGAAAAGGCTTTATAGCTAATTTGATACCTGAAGGGGACTTTAAAACTGCTATATTCGGAGCCGAGGATCCTTCAGTACAACTAGGTAAAGACATGAACAGCCTTGCCAAGATGGCAGAAGGCGCCGGCTTAAAAGTACGTATAGTAGAAGGAGCCTCCGCTGTTACGAAGACCGACGCAATAAAAGACGGGTGGGAATGGTTAAAAGATAAGGTTAAAGGTAACTCTTCCCGTATGAGCGAGGAGTATTTTATAAACAACAGTACTGCAGAGGCTGGAAAGTTCATAAATCACGCTACTGATGCAATCACTCCCGAGAACATGACAAGGTACATAGAAAACCTAGAAAAGGAGCAGAAACTTAAGTCAGAAATCGCAAAGCTCAAAAAAGACTTTAATGCTAATCAGTTTAATGTTAAGCCCGTACATAGGTCTACAGTAGATAGTTTACGTTATAACAAACAATTAAAATACTTCCAACACCCTGAGTCCGTGCAAGACGCGCAGAACTGGAAGACAAAAGACGCATTTAAAGACATTAAACCTTTAAGCGGTGTACAGCAGAAGTTACCGTTTACGGGGCCTGGAATACCTACTAATAGTGCTGCCAGTTTTAAGTTACTCCCTATATTAGAAAGACTTAGCGGGGCAATTACAGGGATATGGCCCAGTCCTCTAACTGTAGACCCTATGGCCAAACCATACACACCGCCAACAGATCCTAATCTACCTTTAGGGAACTACGGACCAACTGCTTCAGAATTAAACGATGGAAACGTTTTAGAAATGTTCTGGAACATGGGGTTGAGAATAGGTGAGAAGGTCAACGAAGCCCTAGGGTTAACAGACCCTACAGGTGCTGTGGATAAAATGAAAGTCCCGCAGACCCTCGAATATGCGGATCCATACTCCGTAGACGCTAATAGCCTTATTGGTCAGAAGCTAGAGAGTATTGTTCTACGTACTCCAACATTAGAACTACAAAACGCAGCGCTAACTGCAGCTATAGATGCTTCAAATGGAGAAGGCGGGTCTACTAAAGTGGAGGTTGTCAACTCTGCAGATATTAAGTCAGAGGCTATTGGAGCTTCGGGAGTGCCTATCCCTACTACTAGTATTACAGGAGACGCTACTACAAATAAACTAAGTACAGACCTTAGAGCTAGTATGGCAGCTAACTTAAACTCCCAGATACAGAATGATAACTTAAATGCTAAAGCACTTATTACTAATTCCTTATCTACGGTAGGTACTAATCTTATGAGCGGTGCAATAAATAGTTTTTTTGGGTTCGCTAATGGTGGTGTAGCTAAGGGGGGTTTCAGAGCATTTGCAAACGGCGGTACAGTTAAACAACCTACGCTAGGACTAGTTGGCGAAGGTAAGTACAACGAAGCGGTAGTTCCACTACCTGATGGCAAGTCTATTCCAGTAATTGGGGCAGGCGGAAATAGTGGAGACAACAACGTTACTGTTAATGTTACAGTAGATAGCAATGGAAACGCTAAGTCCGATACTCAAAGTGGTATGGACGGAGATCAAGCTAAGCAATTAGGATACATGGTATCTCAAGCAGTACAGCAAGAGTTAATGCAACAACAACGACCTGGAGGACTACTTAGTAGTTACTAATAATGGAAAATTTTAACTTAGACGTAAATGTAAGCCCAGACAGAGGACTAAAAACCTCTAGTAAACCCAGAGTTCTTACAGCTACTTACGGAGATGGATATGAGCAGCGAGTAGCTGCAGGTATTAATAATGTTCCCGAAGTATGGGAACTAACGTGGAAGAACAGAACTTCGGCAGAGTCTAACAAGATAATCAAATTCTTAGAGGAACACGGAGGAGTAACTCCTTTTGATTGGTACCCTACGGGGTATGACATATCTAGCACGGCTACCAGCGCTGACACTAAAAAGTTGATAGATACTAGTCAGTATTTTACTGCTAGATACTTAAATACTACAGTTACAGACTCACTAGGAAATACGGCGATAGTAACTGCAGTAGATAGTGCCACAGAATTGTCTCTATCTATAGACATTATGTTAGAAGCAGAAACGTATACAATATACCCGTACAAGAAGTACAAATGTGATAAATGGAGTTCCCAGGAAGTTCTCAGCGGTATTAGAACTGTTTCAGCAACCTTTACTAAAGTATTTGAGCCTTAATTATGAGTGATAAAATTACCCAAGATATACACGGATTTGAACCTGGAGCAGTTATTGAGCTATTTGAGCTTGATCTGTCTACAGGTTCAGCATCCTCCACAGAACCTGTCTTTAGATGGCACTCTGGTATAAATGAAAATATGCAAGAAATTGTGTGGCAGGGTAACAGGTATGCCGCCTTTCCTATTGAAGCAGACGGTTTTGAGTTTTCTGGAAAGGGAGCAATTCCTAGACCTACTTTAACTGTTGCTAACATTACATCTATGCTCACGCAAGTTATTAATAGCTATGACGACTTAGTAGGATCAAAAGTAACTAGGAAGAAAACTTTTGCTAAGTACTTAGATTCATACTGCTACACAGATGGGTACCCTGTCGCAGGAGTATGTACTTTAGAAAGCGGTGGAGACCCTAGCCTTAGTAAGTCTGATTGCTTAGATCCAACTAAAAATGGGGGTGCTGTAGTTCCGGGAGTTACTACAGGTGTTGCTACTAATAAATTGATAGATAGCTCACAGAGCTTCACTACAGGGTATATAGGTGGGACTGTAACGGATTCAACTTCTAATACAGCTCTAGTATTAGGAGTTGTTAGCCCTACTGAATTAACATTAGATACTGATATACTAGTTAGTGGGGAGTCTTACACTATTACAGGCAACATACCGGGTACTTGGACAGTATATAACCCAGCTACTTGTGAAGCTGCAACGGGGCCAGGCATATGGTATGCATCAGCCTCGGCCGATGATACTGCACACTTCTCTGATGAGATCTGGTACATAGATAGGAAGGCCGTTGAGACTCGTACTCATATTCAGTTTGAGCTAACTGCGGCACATGACATTCAGGGAGTGAAACTTCCGGCACGTACTGTAACCGCTAACTCTTGTGCATGGAGATATAAGGGTGTAGAGTGTGGATACTCTGGAGATATTATTTTAAAAGCAGGCAATTTCGAAGGGACCACCACTGTAGTAGCGGGAGTACTAACCTCTGTAAGTATAGACAGCGCCGGCACAAACTATACAGTAGCTCCTACTGTAAACATTCTTACAGACTCGGATGCTGTAGGTTCTGGAGCTACTGCTACAGCTACAATAGCTAGCGGATCCGTCAGCACTATAACGATTACTTCTGGAGGTTCTGGGTACGGTAAATGCTCGGACACTTCTTACACAACATCGGCGACTTGTGTGTCAGCAGGCGGAACTTGGGATGATACTCACCCTCCTCAGATTTTTATGGTAGGAGGGGGAGTTACTACGATACCTGACCAATTCTGGGATATAAATAATAACACTGTAGCCTCTTCGGACTTAGATGTATGCTCGAAGACTTTTAACTCTTGCGAGTTGAGGTTCCCTGAATCGGTAGAAAGCCCTTTCGGAGGATTCCCAGGAGCAGGAATTAACATGGGATGATTGAAAGAACCTTAGAAGATTTTAGAAAACATACTGAAGCTGAGTACCCTAAAGAGGCTTGTGGCTTCATCGTTGGGGTGGGTAAAAAAGAGAGGTACTTCCCTGCTAATAATATAGCCGAATTAGCCGACAAGTACTTTATTATTGACCCCGTTAGTTATGCAGAAGCAGAAGACATGGGTACCATACTAGGTATCTGCCACTCTCACCCTAACGAGGGATGCAACCCCTCTGAGGCGGATAGAGTAACCTGTGAAACTACTAATAAACCTTGGCACATTTTAAGTTGGCCAGGTAACATGTTATACAGCTGGGAGCCCGAAGGGTATGAAGCCCCTTTAGTAGGTAGAACGTTCAGTTATGGTACCTTAGATTGTTGTACCTTAATGAGAGATTATTTCAAAAAAGAATTAAATATCGAATTCGATTGTGACAGTGGTCAAGATGGCTGGTGGGATAAAGGAGAGAATAGATACTTAGAGAACTACGAGAATCAGGGTTTTGTACGTATACTTGATGAAACTGATGTAAGAAAATATGATGTATTTTTAATAAAATTAGTTTCACCGGTACCAAACCATGCCGCAGTTTTCATCGGAGACGATAAAATACTACATCACGTATACGGTAGACTATCCAATAGGGAACTTTACGGAGGGTATTGGAGAAAGCATACCACGCACCACTTAAGGCACAAATCATTATGTTAAAATCAGTTAAATTATATGGGGAGTTAGCAGAAAAGTATGGCAAAGACTGGTCTCTAGACGTAGAGTCCCCTCGGGAGGCTTTCCAAGCCTTAGCTGTTAATAACCCAGGGTTCCTACAATTTATCAGTACTTCGGAACAGAGAGGGGTGGGGTACACTGTAAAGGTAGGTAAATCTTACTTACAAGGGAGAGGGGAAGAACTAGCCAACCCTGTAGGTAGACAGGAGATTAAGATAATACCTATAATACTTGGAGCTAAGAATCAAGGGTTAATGATGGTGTTGGTAGGCGCCGCTATTATATTTGCCCCCTATCTTATAACGTCTATGCAGTATGGCACAGCTTTAATGGGGGAGCAAACAGCTATGTTAGTAGCCCAAGGAGGGTCAGGAGGCGCTTTAATGGGAGGGCTAACTAGTGGTATAGCATCTAAGTTCGGAGCCGCCTTAGTACTAGGAGGCATTGCCTCTATGATGGCACCTACCCCTTCCCCTCTTGCGGGAGAGAAAGCACAGAATTACGCATTTAATGGTGCGGCAAATACTACCCGTCAGGGGGTTGCTATACCTGTATGCTATGGACAATTAATGGTAGGCGGGGCAGTTATTAGCTCTGGAATCTCACCAGAAGACTACGTACCGGAACCGGAGAGCGATGATGAATGAGAAAGATTGGATAAGAGGCGCTGGAGGCGGCGGTAAAGGCGGAGGCGGAGGGTCTCCAACAGAAGATGATGATTCCCTATTCTCCGCGTCTAAAGCACGTGTAGTGGACCTAGTGTCCGAAGGTGAGATAGTAGGACTACTGTCCGCAGAATACGACCCAAGCACTTCCACCTGGATTAATGGAGAGCAGTCTATATACCTAAATGAAACACCTGTAAAGGACTCCTTAGGTAACTATAATTTTGAGGACGTATCTTACGCTATAAGAGAGGGTACGAACGCCCAGACCCTCATACCAGGGTTCGCAGGCTCGGAGCAGGTAGAGTCCGTTAATATTTTAGTAAAGAACGGTACCCCCGGCCCTATCATCAAATCTTTTAGCAGTAGTACTGTGGATGCAGTAAGGGTGCTTTTGTACACCCCTTCACTACTCGATGGGGATAACGATAACGGAGACCTACACGGCTCCAGTGTTTCTTTTAAGATATACATAGAAAAGGATAATGACGGGTCCTGGGATCTGATGAAGACATCTTCTTTCGAGGGAAAAACCTCTGGAAAGTATGAAAGAAGCTACAGACTAGATATTCCTAGCGCGTGGAAGGATTCAGGTTTTACTCAAGTTGCTATTAAAGTAGAGAGAACTACTGCAGATTCCACTTCTACGAAAGTATCTAACGAACTATGGTTTGGGGCGTACACAAAAGTAATAGACAATAAATTAAGATATCCTAATAGTGCTTTAATAGCAATGCAAGTAGATGCAAGGCAGTTTACTAGTATCCCTAAACGTGGGTATGAGATAAAGGGCGTCAAGATAAAGGTACCTAGTAACTATACTCCGTATGACCAAGGGCATTGCTCTTTGTCAGGGTACAGACGCAAGGACAGATGTACTCAAGCGGGGGGAACCTGGTCAGGTACTTCTGAAGGAGATAATCTGTACAACGGAGCCTGGGACGGCACTTTTGATATAGCGTGGACATGTAACCCTGCTTGGATTCTATATGATTTATGTACAGATGAAAGGTACGGCTTAGGTAAGTGGCTGTCTGCTAATCAGTTAGACAAATGGTCCTTATACGAGATTGGTAAATATTGTGACGGAGTAGACAATAGTGGAAACTTTGAAGGTGTAGACGATGGCTGGGGCAACAAAGAAGCGCGTTTTGCTGCTAATTTGTACTTACAAGCTAGAGAAGAGGCGTACAAAGTAATTAATGATATCTCCTCTATCTTTAGAGGAATGGTATACTGGCAACAGGGGCAAATCTCTGCTGTGCAGGACGCGCCTAAAGACCCTGTAATGAACTTTTCAGATGCCAATGTTATAGATGGGGCCTTCACATATGAGGGTTCTTCTAGAAAACAGAGGCACAACGTAGCTCACGTAACGTGGAATAACCCAGAAGACTTTTATAGACAGAACGTAGAGTATGTAGAAGATGCACAGGGTATTACTAACGCTAATAACCAAATATTTTCTACAGATGTAATAGCGGTAGGCTGTACTTCACAAGGGCAGGCTAGAAGAGTAGGTAACTGGATTCTGTATACTGAAAGGTACGAAACTGAAGCTGTTTCTTTTTCCACTGGAATGGAAGGAGCTGCAATTAGACCAGGGGACATCATCAAGATAGCAGACTCTAGTAGGTCAGGTGTTAGGTACGGTGGAAGAATTGCCTCAGGTAGTACAACTACTACTATTAAGCTAGACGCTCCTACTCCGGTAACTGCTGGTAAGACTTATACCATATCCTTAATTAATACTGAAGAAGCGTGTGTAAGAGCAGGGGTAAAACAATCTGAGAGTACACAGGAGACCTGTATCAATGCACACGTCAAGAACCAGTGGAAACCTTATGTGTGGGTAGAGACAAAGACTGTATCATACGTTTCAGTTACGGAGGAGGTGACTGAAGTAACCGTTACTTCCGCTTTTGAAAACACGCCTACAGCCTCGTATATGTGGATACTTGAAGAAATGGGTACTGTAGAGGCGCAGGACTTCAGAGTCCTAATGACTAGAGAAGCGGGGCCTAATATTGTGGAAGTTTCTGCACTGGCGTACCACGGAGCTAAGTATGGGTACATTGAGGATAGTACCGACTTCTCACAAAAGTCTACTAGTAACATGCCTAAACCTAGTGACCCGGTACCTAGTCCATCTAATTTGACAATTAATGAGGAAATATACGTAGACTCTATGGGTAATGTTAAGAACAGAGCTACCTGTAACTGGGATGCTCCAAACACGGCCGGTACAGCAACTACTTACCCGTACATTGCGTCTTATTACGTAGAGTGGAGAAGAAAGGCTCCTGCTATTACAAACTGGACTTCAATGGGGGAAACCTCTGCGCAGAGCATCACTATTGATGATGCTCCAGCAGGTACTCTAGAATTTAGAGTTAAAACAAGGAGAATTTTCTAATGCTATATTCACCTTTTGCATCCATAGAGCAGGAGATATTTGGAAAAACCATCCCTCCAGCCAATGTTAGTAACTTTACTATGGTGGCTCGAATTGACCTAGCCAACCTTAAGTGGGATAGAGTAGCAGACTTAGATGTGGTACATGGAGGTAGTTACTGGATTAGACATACTAGTAATACCACGGGAGTGTCCTGGGCAAGTTCTTCAGATATCACAAAATACGTGCCGGGAAATTTAGACACTTACTCTGTCCCCCTGTTAGCAGGGTCTTACCTTATAAAAGCCTTAGACTCTTCTGGCAATGAATCGGAAACTGCTGCAATAGTAAGCTCCAACGTTGCGGACATATTAGATCTGAACGTAGTGTTCTCCAGTACACAACACCCTAGTTTCGGTAATGGTACTTCTACTGGAGTGGGGGACCCCCTTAATGATAATATATCTTTCAACTCTGGTAACAATAGTATTAAGTTGACAGACCATACTCTAGGAGTCGGCTATTATTATTTTACGGATCAGTCCATAGACTTAGGAGTAGAATACACTAGCAGGATAACTTCCTCATATACAAGCACAGGATTCTCTACGACTGAGCTGTTCGACTCAGACACGGCCTTATTTGACTCTTCCACCGGGTTGTTCGATGGTACGGATATTTCTGGAACTAATGCTGCGTTACAAGTTAGAACTACCCCAGACGACCCTGCGGGCTCCCCCGTATGGTCTCAGTGGGGCTCCTTCTTTGTAGGGGATTATAAAGCTCGAGGTCTGCAATTTAGAATGGAACTTACGAGCACAAATCCCCTGTATAATGTACAAGTAGAGGGGTTAGGTGTGACGGTTGATATGCCGGATACCTTAAAGAGGGCCATTAATGTACAGACTAGTTCTGGTACCAATAACGGTACTGAAGTGGTAACTTACGCGGTTCCTTTCAAGACAGTACCTTCCGTAGGTATAACAACAATCGATGCTGACGACAAGATATACTATGTTATTAGCAGCAGTACAGCAACAGGCTTTACTATCACTTTTTACGACAACAACACTAGCTCAGCAACGCAAAAAACGTTCAACTGGCTAAGCTCAGGATATTAGGAACACTTATGGCAATACATGACTATAGCATAGCAAATCAATCACACGCGGCATTTCGGTCGGACTTAAATAACGCACTTTCCGCTATTAAGAGCAGTAACAGTGGGACAACAGCACCTACGCTATCTCTAGTAGAGGGGCAGTTATTTTTCGATACTTCTAATAGCATACTTAAGCTTTATACGGGGGCCTCCTTTGAGGAACTAAAGTCTGGCGATATTGTTACCAACGATATAGCAGCCAATGCGGTAACTACAGTCAAAGTACTGGACTCGGCTATTGTGGCATCCAAGCTCGCAGTTACTGGGAACGGTACCGCTACTCAGTTCTTACGGTCAGATGCAGATGGTACTTTCACATGGGCTACTCCTATTAATACTAATACTACTTATACTGCTGGGTCGGGTATGGACTTAGCTGGTGGAGCTTTCTCGGTGGAATCAGATCTTAGAGATAGTATGACTCATATTGGAAGGGATAGTAACGATTACATAATTTTCAATACAGAGAACCATGGATTCTTCTTAAATGGGGCAGAGCGCTTCCGAATGGAAAGTGACGGGGATCTACACTGTGATGGTAGTGTGGTAGCGTATTCCGCAACAATATCTGACAGGAACTTAAAGTCAGCTATCTCTAACGTAGACAATGCACTAACTAAAGTTTTACAACTTAACGGAGTGGAGTTTACACGTAAAGATACTGGGGTAAGATCTGCAGGAGTTATTGCGCAAGAAGTTGCTAAAGTGCTGCCTCAGGCAGTGGTAGAAAGAAAGCTACCTCTACAGACAGGTACTGATGAAATGTACAAAACAGTAGAATATGATGCTTTGCATTCATTGTACATCGAGGCAATCAAAGAACTTAAACAGCAGTTAGATGACCAAGCGCTGGAGATAAAAGAGCTTCAAAAGGGTTAAAAAAATTTATGTCTTGACTTTTTTGATGGAATTTGATATAATAACAGTATAAGAAAAGGTCATTAAAATAATTTGGTGGGCACCTTTTAACAAGTATAAATCCCTTTATGGTAAATAGCCAAAAGGGGTGAGGTTTTATTAAGGATTTTAATTATGTCAGCAGGTATCTATAATTTAAGTATTGAACAAGGCTCTTCATGGGAGCTACAAATGTCTATCGACTCCTCTGCAGGTACAGATTTAAATATTTCAGGGTACAGTTTTGATGCTAAAATAGCTAAGTCATACTACGACGATACACCTGTGAGTATGACAGTCTCTGTTGTTAATAGCGCTACAGGTGCTATTAAGATATCTCTTAGTCCTGCACAAACAGGCGCTTTAGATGCTGCTATAGAATACATATACGACGTAGATATGACTTCTGGTGGCGGTACTGTAACTCGCTTAATGGAAGGAAGAGCAACAATTAGTCCAGGACTATAACTATGAGTGTCATAGTTACTGTAACCGAGACTACAGGCAATAATATAACTGTAACTACCGATCAAGTAGTTATAACAACCAATTCGGTAGCAGTGGGAGTCGCAGAAGATATTTCTTTTTCCCCTGTAGGTTCTATTACTGCTACGAATATTCAAGATGCTCTGCATCAAATCGCGGATCAACAGTTCGTACAAGCCGCAGCACCTGCTTCTGACGATGAGAATCTTCAAGAAGGTGACTTGTGGTACAACACAGCTGATAACAAACTTATGGTTTATAGGAATACTACTTGGGAAGAAGTAGTTATTTCGGCTCAGTTATCAGAAAGCTCAGATGCTGCAGAGTACTCTGACGTTACTCTTAATGGAGGGTATTTTTAAATGGCAAATGTAATCAAAATTAAACGCAGTACCACGGCTGCAACACCTAGTAGCCTAGCGGAAGGCGAATTAGCTTATTCTGAAAATAGTAATAATCTATTTATTGGAACAAGCGGTGGTAATATCACAACAATCGGCGGAACAGAAGGAATCGCTGACGTAGTCGGAACAATGGTAACCGGTAATACTGAAACAGGTATTCAAGTAACTTACGACGACTCTGACAACACTTTAGACTTCGAACTTACAGCGGATCCTACGATCACTTTAGGCGGAGACTTATCAGGTACAGCAACACTAACTAACCTAACAGATGCAACATTAACTGCAACTATTGGCACTAGTGCCGTGCAGAAAGCAATGGTACATACAGATGTTATCACAGGACAAACTGCTTTAGTAGCTAACCCTGACGGAGACAACGATTATGTATTAATCTACGACGCTTCAGCGGCTTCTTATAAGAAAATCGCAGCGAAGTACTTAGGTTCTAACTCTTTAGCAGAATTAGACAACGTTGGTACGGACACTGCAACTGCTGGACATTTAATGTTAGCAGACGGAGATTCTTGGGAATCAACAGCAATGTCAGGCGACATTACTATTTCTTCAGCTGGTGTAGCTTCAATAGGATCAGACAAAGTATTAGCAGCAGAACTAGGTGTTACAGCTGGAACAGCTACAGCTTCTAGAGCGTTAGTAGTAGATTCTAATAAAGACATTAATTTAGGTTCTGGAGACTTAACAGCCACTAACCTTACAGGTACTCTGACAGGTAACGTAACTGGCAACGTAGTTGGTAACGTAACTGGAGACCTAACAGGTAATGCAGATACTACTACAGCCTTCGCTACAGCACGTACTGTAGGTATGACTGGCGACATCGTATGGACTTCAGGGTCTTTTGATGGCACAGGAAACGTAACAGGTACTGCGGCAATTCAAGCAGATACAGTAGCAGCAGTAGAATTAGGTGTTACAGCAGGTGCTGCAACAGCTTCTAAAGCGCTAGTAGTAGACGCTAACAAAGACATTAACTTAGGTACTGGTGATGTTACAGCAACAAACTTTACAGGTTCTATTCAAACTGCTTCACAGGGCGCTATCACAACAGTAGGTACTTTAACAGGTCTTACAGTTGGTGGAGACGCTACTATTGCAGACGGTTCAAATGACTTTGATATCGCTTCACATGACGGAACTAATGGCCTTAAGCTAGGCGGAGTTTTGGTAACAACAACTTCTGCAGAACTTAATGTATTAGACGGAGCAACAGCAGGTACTGCAGTAGCTTCTAAAGCTTTAGTAGTAGACGCTAACAAAGATATTAACTTAGGCTCTGGAGACATTACAGCTACTAACGTTACAGGTACTTTACAAACAGCCACTCAAACTAACGTTACTTCCGTTGGTACACTAGACGGCTTAGCTGTTTCTGGTTCGCAAACTGTTACAATGGGTTCAAACAGAATCACAAACGTTGCAGATCCTTCGCAAGCACAAGACGCGGCTACTAAGTCATACGTTGATGCTGTTAAGACAGGTTTAGATGTTAAAGATTCAGTTCGTGTAGCTACTACAGCTGCAGGTACATTAGCTACAGCATTTGCTAACGGTTCTACTGTTGATGGAGTTACTCTTGTAACTGGTGACCGTATCTTATTGAAAAATCAAGCAACTGCTTCTGCTAACGGTATTTATACTGTTGCAGCTTCTGGAGCTCCTACAAGAGCAACAGACTATGACGCAGATGCTGAAGTTTCTGGCGGATCATTCTGTTTCGTTGAAGAAGGTACTACAAACGCTGACTCAGGTTGGGTTGTAAGTACTAATGGCGACATCACAGTAGGTTCAACATCTATTGCTTACTCTCAATTCTCTGGTGCTGGACAAATTACTGCTGGCTCAGGTATGACTAAGACTGGAAACACGTTAGACGTAGTAGGCGGAAACGGTATTACTGCTAATTCTAACTCAATGCAAATTGATACTACGTGGGCAGGACAAGCAGCAATTACTACATTAGGTACTATTGCTTCTGGTGCTTGGCAGGGCGACACGGTAGGAGTAGATTATGGAGGAACAGGTATTTCTAGCTTTAGTTCTGGTGATATCATGTATGCTACAGGATCTACTACTATCTCTAAGCTTAGTAAAGGTACTGGCGGTCAATTTATGAAGATGAATTCTGGTGCAACAGCTCCTGAGTGGTCTAACGAGTTAGACGGAGGGACGTTCTAAATTTACTTCTTGACAAAACATAGTAACCTAGGTATAATATATGCTTAGGTCACCAATAATTTTTCAAAAAAAGTAATTTAGAGGATACCATATGTCAACTTTACAAGTAAATAACTTAGATTCGTATACCGGAACTAAGATTGACGTGGACAGTACTTCTGACTTTAATATTGAGTCCACCACTGCTTCTAGTAGTGGTACCACAGGGGCTCTTAGAGTCGCTGGAGGTATATCCACACAGAACAATTTAAACGTTAGTGGTAACGCTGTTGTAACTGGCACATTAGAAGCTTCTTTGAACTCTAGTGTGTTAGATGGCGGTACTTTCTAAGTAAGAGTATAGGGCACAAGTTGCCCTATTCTTATAGGAAAAAGTATGAATCATATCATAAAACCAAAACGTACCTCGAGTGCGGGGGTGGTTCCTACTACTTCTAACTTAGAAGAGGGTGAGATTGCAATCAACCTAGTAGACAAAAAACTATTTGTTAGAGACACCTCTAACAATATTTTGGAGTTAACGACAAGAACGCTTGGGTCTCTAGATGATATATATCTATCTGGAGAAACAGACGCTCAACCCTTACACTACAATAGTAGTAGTAATAGGTGGGAGAACTATAACAGAGACTTAGGTCCTTGGAGCACCAGTTCTGGAAACACTTATTACAATGTAGGGTCGGCATATACTGCTGTAGGTAAAAGCACTCACTCTGGTACTTATACATTAGAAGTAGAAGGAGGCTTTAATGCTAGCGGGCAGATAACTCTTGCCTCAGGCAAGAAAGTGGGGCCAGGTTGGTTCAATGAATCAGCCTCCTTAGTAACTGAAAGCTATGATATCCCTTGTACATATAATGCGGAGGCTAGTACGGACACTGCAATTGCAGTGGATGTAGTAGTTAAAGTGTGTACAGGATCGGTATTCAAAGTATCTGACTTAGCCACTTCAGACTAACAACCGGCCTTATATAGGCCGATTTATAACCCAGCTATATAGCAAATTTAATTAAGGGGAGCCAAATGGCCATAAACTTTAAACCGAAAAGAACCACCACCGTAGGGAACGTACCTAGTACGGCCAACCTAGCTGCTGGTGAAATCGCTATTAACTTAGCCGATAAAAAACTATTCGTTCGAGATACCTCTAATAATATATTGGAGTTAACCACTCGAAGCGTCAATTCCTTAGATGATGTTAATATCAGTGGTTTATCAAACAATCAGGTACTTCAGTACAGTGCCTCGACCAGTAAGTGGGAGAATACCACTCTTACTAACATCTGGTCTGACTCTGGTACTTATATTTATAACACCTCAACCGTTGGAATCGGTACAGCAACTCCAAATACGGACTATAAATTAGACGTAAATGGTACTGTTAACTGTACTACTCTATACGTGGGTGGAGTTCAAGTAGACGGAGGAAGCCCTCCCTTTCTACTTACTAAACCTGTAATCACTACAAACTACACCGTTGCTGCCAACTTTAACGCCTCTACCACAGGGGTTGTTGATGTTGCAACAGGAATAACATTGGAAGTTGGCGATAACGCTAACTTGACAATATCATCATAAAGGAAAATAAAATATGTCTACTTTAAAAGTAAATACTATTGACTCACACTCAGGAAGCACAATAAATATTGATAGCACTGCGGATGTTTCAGTAGATAGCGCAACTAGCGCTACAAGCTCTACTACAGGTGCCTTAAAGGTTACTGGTGGTATTTCTACCCAAGAAAATTTATATGTTGGGGGCAACGCTGTTATCACTGGCACAATGACTGCTAATGGCGGAACAATCACATTAGGTGATGCAGGTACTGATAATGTTACTATTGGGGGTGAGATCAATTCTGACGTTATCCCTGATGTTACTAATACATACGACTTAGGTTCTTCTTCAAAGAAGTGGGCTGAAGTTCATGCTACTACAGTAACCGGTAACTTAACTGGCGATGTAACAGGTAATGTAACTGCAACTACTTTAAGTGGTGCTTTAACAGGTAATGTAACAGGTAATGCAGACACAGCAACTACATTAGCGGCTACTAAAACTATTGGTGGCGTTGCTTTTGATGGTTCAGCTAATATCAATCTTGCGGGTGTAAACACTGCAGGTAACCAAGATACTTCTGGTAATGCAACAACAGCTACTACATTAGCGGCTACTAAAACTATTGGTGGCGTTGCTTTTGATGGTTCAGCTAATATCAATCTTGCGGGTGTAAACACTGCAGGTAACCAAGATACTTCTGGTAATGCAACAACAGCTACTACATTAGCAACTGCACGCACTTTAGCGTTAAGCGGAGACGTTAGTGGTTCTGTAAGTTTTGATGGAAGCGCAAATGCTACAATCACAGCTACTATTGCTGATGACAGCCACAATCATACTACAGCTAATGTAGACGGATTAGACACTGCTTTAGGCTTAAAAGCCCCTTTAGCTAGTCCTGCTTTAACAGGTGTACCAACTGCACCAACTGCAGCAGCTAACACTAATACTACTCAGGTAGCTACTACAGCTTACGTGCAAACGGAAGTTACTGATTTGATCGGTGGAGCACCTGGTACCTTAGATACTCTTAATGAGTTAGCAGCAGCTATCAATGATGACGCGTCTTACGCTTCCACATTAACTACTGCTTTAGCAACTAAAACGGCTAAAACGTCAAACCAGTCTCTATCTACTGCAGCAAATGCTATGACTATTTCTGGTAATACTATTACTCTTGCTAGAGGCGACAGTACTACTGATACAGTTACCGTTCCTGAGTATGATTCAACTGATATTGATGCAGCGGTATCTTTAAATACAGCTAAAGAAACTAACGTAACTACTAATTTGTCTACTACTACAACTTCAACTACTAACACTGTAGTAAGCTCAGATGGAACTAATGCTATTCTACCTGCTGCTACTACATCTGTTGCTGGTATGCAGACGGCTGCTGATAAAACTAAACTAGACGGTATCGAAGCATTAGCAGATGTAACTGATACAACTAACGTAACTGCTGCTGGTGCATTGATGGATTCTGAGGTTACAAACCTTGCAGCCGTTAAAGCCTTTGCAACTACTGACTATGCTACTGCTGCGCAAGGAACAACTGCAAATGCAGCTCTACCTA